CCAAACTACGCAAGCGGTGGTGGCACAGTAACAGAGGTGACAGCTAACGCTCCATTGTCGGTAACAAGCGGCACAACAATACCTGATTTAACGCTTGCGCAAGCCACATCTTTAGCCAATGGATTTCTAAGTTCAGCAGATTGGACAACTTTTAACAACGGAGCAGCATTAGCAGCTACGGCAAATCAAGACTCAACAGCCACAATTTTAGCAGGCGATTTAACAGGTCAAGTTAACAGCGTGGCGGTTGCCACAGTAACAGCAGGGGCAGCACTTGGGGCAACATCCAATCAAGATTCAACAGCGACAATTTTATCAGGCGATCTCACAGGTCAAGTAAATTCAGTTGCCGTTGCAACAGTTACAAGTGGCGCGGCATTGGGGGCAACATCAACGCAGCCAAGCGACAACGTTTCAACGCTGACAAATGACGCGGCATATCTTCCATCTGATCCATCAGCGGTTACGGGAGCGGATGCGATTACCAACATTATGAGTTTGACGCAAGCGGAATATGACGCAATCACAACTCCGAACGCGGCGACACTTTACATAATAGCATAGATGGCAATAAAACTAGGGGCAATAGACACATCGACTTTAAAGGTTGGAAGTACAGCAGTTAGCCAAGCGTATCTCGGCACTACTCCGCTTTTATCAACGGGATATAACTTTGGTAATGCTTTGTTATTTGACGGCGTTAATGATTATCTGATTACTGATCCTGCTCTTGACATAAACGTAACAGGTGACTTCATTATATCTTGGTGGTTTAGAAGTACCTTAACGGGGGGTAGTGCTGCGAGTCAATTCATTGTAACATCTGCCTCTGAAGCAGACTACATTTTAAACGGTAGCGTAAATCGTGTCCGCCTTAAGTTAAACGGCTCGAATTATACTGTCTCCTATAATTGGAGTGCGGACAACGATTGGCATCACTACTGCTTTTTCCGAGTTTCAGGCGTAATTAAGGCAGTAATTGACGGAGTTGATTTTGGTACGTTGGGAACAAATACAAACATTTTCAGTTATCGGTATATGGGCAGGCGAGGAAGCTCATTATCGATTATGTTAGATGGTACGATTGACGATTGGTTTGTAAGCCAACAAACGGTTACGCTTACTCAAGTTCAAAGCATATACAATAGCGGAGCAGGGAATGATCCAACCACAGTTATTAGCGGAACGCCAAAGCAATACATTAACTTCAATCAAAGCTATCCTGATTCAACAGCAACTGCTCAAAACGGGTCAGATATGGCTTTAACTAATTTTGACACATCAATTTGTTGGGTCGCACACTAATGACAAACTACGGATACATAACAGACAACACCTACGTTGTAGCTGACACGGCTATAACTTGGAATTTCGTTTATTTCAACGAGGACGAAAGCACAACCGAACACGTTGGAATTGAAAGTACGGTTTCGATTGATTCAGACAAAGTCACAATGTTTGAATCAGCTTCTGCGTTCAACGCTTGGCGATACGAATTTCATAACGAAGAAATATAAATGGCAAACATAACCGAAGAAGGAACCGCGTTTGAAGAGATGATCAAAGCGGCCCAAGACCTTGACAGAAGAACAAAAATAAAACCACAAGAATGCAGCATTGACGATGATTGCGAGGCTTGCGGCAGTTGAAAATCTAACACTTTATAAAATAAACGTTTATTAGACATGGAAAAATCAGTAATTAACAAAATCAAGACGATTCTCAACATGGAAATCCATCTTGAGCAAATGACTCTTGAAAACGGAACAGTCATCGAAGCGGATGCTTTCGAGGCAGGCGCTTCGGTATTCATTGTAACTGAAGATGGTCAGGTGGCTTTGCCCGTTGGCGAATATGAGTTACCAGAAGGCAAAACATTGGTTGTATCTGAAGAAGGAGTAATTGACGAAATGAAAGCATCTGAAGAAGTTGCGGAAGTAGAGGTTGAGGTTGAGGCTGAAGAGGTCGCTCCTGAAGTTGCAGAAGAAACAATCGCGGTAATTGAAGAAGTTGAAACGGCGGTTGTTGAGCAAGTAACTGCAATCATTGACGCTGCGACACCAGCGGAGGTAACTGTTGAAGATTCAGAAATAATTGCGGCGGAAGTAATCGCGGAAGTTATCGCTGTGATCGAAGAATCAACATCTGTTGAAATGGCACGCAAATTAAAAGCGAGTCTACGAAATAGAAAAGCGAAATTATCCGCCAAGCGTAAGGTCACGGCTAAAAAGCAAAAACCAGCGCGAAAGGCAATCAAGCCGAATCCTGAAAAAGATACCAAAAGAGAATTAAAATTTCAAACTAATAAGTTCAGCACAACCGAATCAAGGGTGATGAGCAAAATCGCTAATATTAAAAAGCACTAAAAAATGGCTACAACTACAGCAATCACGACAACATATTCCGGGGAATGGGCCGGTCAGTACATTTCAGCGGCGCTATTGTCTGCGTCAACTCTTGAAAATGGAGGAGTTGAAATAGTTCCAAATGTTGATTTCAAACACATTATTCAGCACCTAGACACAGATTCTATTGTCAAAAATAGCACTTGCGATTTTGATGCGACGTCAACAGTAACGTTGACAGAGAGAATTTTAGAAGTTGAGGCTGCTCAAGTAAATTTGCAATTGTGCAAAAAATCGTTTTGGGAAACTTGGCAAGTCGCAGAAATGGGCGCAAACAACGGCGAGATACCAAATTCTTTTAGCGATTATTTAATTGGACATATTTCAGCGAAAGTTGCGTCTAAAATCGAAACTAACCTATGGGAAGGCGTTAACGCTAATGTAGGTGAAGTAGATGGTTTGGCCGTAAGAATTGCGGGGGATGCCGGACTTCTTCCAGCTCAAACTACTGCGGCAGTTGCCGGAGGTGTGAACGCCGGAAACGTCATTGCAGAAATGGGAAAAATTGTAGACACTTTGCCTCCAGCACTTTTTGGCAAGGAGGATCTAAAATTATACGTTTCACAAAATGTATATAAATCATACACACGCGCTCTTGGAGGTTTTGCTGCGGCAGGTCTAGGTGCAAACGGATATGAAGGCCGAGGCACAAACCAGGTTCTCGGGGCGTTATACTTTGACGGCGTAGAGGTTTTTCTTGCGCAAGGACTTGGAGCCAATAAAATGATTTTAGCCCAAAAAAGCAATTTGTTTTTTGGCACATCATTACTCAGCGCGGCGCAAGATGTTCGATTAATCGACATGACTCCGATCGATTTGAGCAACAATTTTAGATTTGGAATGACCTTTTTTCAAGGAACTCAAATTGGAATAATTGCAGACATCTGTTTATACGCTTAACTAATACTAACCTAAATTGGGGCAGGTGAGCAATTGCTTGCTTGCCCTTTTTTTTTAAAAAAAAATAAAAAAATTATGAGTTGCGACATTACAGCAGGCCGCATAGAGCCTTGCAAAGATGCAATATCGGGATTGCTAAATATCTACATTTTTAATTACGCTGATTTGCCTACGTCTGGAGTTACATATGATTCCACAGACACGGACGTAATTGACGTTTTGGGGACATCACTAACTGCTTATAAATACGAATTAAAATCCACCTTAAATGTGTTGGATCAAACCGTAGTTAGTTCTAGAGATAACGGAACTACGTTCTTTACGCAAGCACTTAACATTTCGTTGAAAAAAATCACTAAGGAAGCAAACAAGGAATTAAAATTGCTTTGCTACGGCCGTCCGAAAATCTTGGTTGAAACCAATCAAGGAAATCTATTGCTTTGCGGCTTAGATCACGGTTGCGATATATTAGGCGGTTCATTCGCCACAACAGGCGGTGCGATGGGTGATTTCACAGGCTACGCATTAAACTTTACCGGAGAAGAAAAGACTCCAGCGAATCTATGTATTGCTGCAACAGGCACAGCATCAGATATTCCTGCGCAATTATTAGCTTTGGGAGTTACGACTATCGTAACTAGCTAATCTATCTACACATTAAAAAAAGAGGCTGCTCAAATGGGCGGCCTTTTTTATTTGAAACAAAATCTGAGTTTTACGTTTATACGGTATGGTAATTTTAACCACATCCGCCGCGTCTCAAACTTTTACGGTTATCCCAAGATTTGATCCAACTACCGATGTTGTTGTAACTTTCACAAGTGAACAGCAGAATAAGCTGACACACACCTTTGCATTTGCAGCTACCTACTTAAATGGTTATTTGACAATATCAAACACATTTTCTCCGCTCCTGGTGGGCGGCCAAAGTTACATAATCGAAATAATGGACGGCGCTGAACTTTGCTTTCGCGGAAAATCATTTATTACCGACCAAACCGACTTTCCGAAATTTAGCATCAACAATGGAGCTTATGTCAAGCAACCTTCTAACAACGAATTCATTATAATATGAGCGTAAGTTTAATTGAATTGGGCAAATATACAACGCCAACTATCAGCGAGAACAAGCGCGATAAATGGGTTGCTTACGGCTCTGATAATAACTACTATCAGACGCTAATTGACGCAAAAGATTCGCCGACAAACAGCGCGCTAATCAATGGCATAACAGAAATGATTTACGGGCGCGGAATTAGCGCAACTGACGCATCTAGAAAACCTGACGAATGGGCAATGACGGCGCAGCTATTCACGGAGCCGTGTCTACGCAAAATATGCGACGACTTTTATACTTTTGGTCAGGCAGCTTTTCAAGTCATCTTTGACGAATCGCACACCAAAGTTGTTGAGGTGGCGCATATGCCAATTCAAAATCTGCGACCTGAGAAGATGGACGATGATGGAGATATTGCCGCCTACTATTACTGTGACGATTGGGCCAACGCGAGGCGCGGAGATGATCATCAAAGAATTCCATCGTTTGGAATGAGTAAAGAAGATCTTGAGGTGATGGTTATCAAGCCATACAAAGCAGGGTTTCATTATTTTAGCCCTGTTGACTATCAATCCGGTTTAGATTATGCATTTGTAGAAATTGAACTAGCCAAATTTCATTTATCGCAAATTGCTCAACGATTCTCTGGAAGCGTTATCATTAACTTCAACAACGGTCAACCGTCCGAGTCGTCACAGAGGGCCATTGAGCAAAAGATAAAGGACAAGTTTACCGGGAGTGAATCCGAAAGTTTAATCGTTGCTTTCAATGATAGCGCAGAATCAGCAGCCAGCATTGAGTCGATAACGCCTCCAGACGCACATAATACCTATGCTTTTTTGGCTGAAGAATCAGCTAGAAAAATATTAATCAGTCACCGAGTAGTGTCTGGATTGCTTTTTGGGCTTCCGCAATCTGGTGGATTTGGCTCTAACGCCGACGAAATTACTACGGCCGCTTTGCTTTTTGACAATTCAGTAATCAAGCCAATGCAAAGGGTTATTATTGAAAGCATAAATTCCATTTTGGCGTTTAACGACGTCAGCCTAAACACCTTCTTTTTAACAAGTCAGCCGCTTGAGTTTAGTGAAATGGAAATTGAAAACGTAAGCGACGAAACGGCCCAAGAAAAAACAGGCGTTGAAATGTCAAAAAAGGATTTTGACGACGCGGAGATGCTTGAAGCATTAGAAGGTGAAAACATTAACGACGAATGGGAGTTAATTAGTCGCCGGGCATGGGCAGAAGATAACGAGTCGATTGAAAAATGGGCCAAAAAAAACATTAAACTCAGCGCGTGGCAAAAGTTTAATGATTACATAACATCTTTTCCGTCGCGCGAATCGTCACTTGATAAAAGTTATTACAAAGTTCGGTATTCATACGAAGTTGACGCGCAATTCAAAAATAGAAACAGCCGAGATTTTTGTCGCAACATGATGGCGCGCACAGCCAAAGGTGTTGTTTATAGAAAAGAAGACATTGATCAAGCATCGTTTCAAGGAGTTAATAAATCCTTTGGACACAAAGGCCAGAATTATTCGCTCTTTCAGTATAAAGGCGGCAGTTACTGCGGCCATTACTTTGACGAACTTTTGTATAAATTAAAAGAAAAAAAAGATGGAGAATACGTTGAAGACAAGGCGTTAAGTTCATCTCAAGAAGTTACGTCAATTCCAAAATCATATCGCCCAAATGTAAGCGGCGCAGAAAAAGCAAAAACAGCACCGATGGATATGCCTGACAATGGCCGTTATCCATCTTAATAAAAAAAACCATGAATTACGAAATCAAAAACATACTTAGTAAACTTCCAAAAAGTAAGTCTACTAATCTATCAAAAAGCCATAAAGTAGCACTAGGATTGATTGACAATTTTTCTTATGGTGATGTAGATAGTTTACAAGACGAAGTAAGCCGTTTAAGCTATTCAGTTGATGAATGGTTTGATGAAAAATACGATGCCATGCGAGAGATATTTTCTGACTTAAGAGACGTTTACCTACAAAATTCAGAAGCATTTATAACGAGTGCCGATGTCGCGCAAGATGAACAAGTTTTGCAAGAAATAAAAACCAAAGCAGAAGAATTAGGTTTGTCTGCTGAAGATGTTTACCCACAATGGCAAGAACACAAAGAAATTTTATCATACCTAGATGATCTTGAAAAAAGATTTGATGAGCAAGTAAGAAAAATGGAAGATTTTGGGAGGTAGAAACAACAAAAAACATCAAAGATAAAATCTAACCAATGGCAAAGGCATTACTCATAACAACAAAGGATGTACTGCGGTTTTCGAATCTTTCTGGAAACGTGGATAGCGACAAGTTTGTGCAATGGATAAGTTTGTCGCAAGACATTCACATTGAGCGCCTCCTAGGTACAGATTTACTTGAGAAAATACAGGCCGACATTATTGCTGGAACTCTCGCAGGCAACTACCTAACGCTTGTAACGGATTGGGTAAAGCCTGCATTGGTTTATTGGTCGCTCGTAGAGGCTTTGCCAATGTTAAGCGTTTCTGTGGGCAACGGAGGCATATTTAGACATCAGCCCGAAAATTCTTCATCATTAGATCGAAGTGAAGTTGATAGCTTGGTG